GGCGGTCACCGCCGCCCCCGCCCCCGCGCGCCCCCCCGCGGCCTCGCCCCCCCCCCCGCGCTCCGGCGATCACTTTTCCTGCGTTCTTTGCGGTTTTTCCCAGCGCGTCTATGTTCTTGGCGGCGGTATCGCAGGCGGCTTTCAGGCTGCTGTCTGTCTTTCCCGCGATTTTCAGCAGAATTTCATAGCTCTTACTTTTTGCCATTCCTGCGCACCTCCTCCGAAAGTTCGTTCATTGTGTCCGCTAAATCGTTCAGGTCATCCACAGACAGGGCCAGCAGATAGTCCAGCCCTGTCCGCAGATGGATAGACATTCCCACGCAGGCTTTCCGAATGACGGCGGGTGTCAGTTGTTCCCATCCCCGCCGTAAAGAAAACCCACAATTTTGCTTTTCAGCGCGATAGCATCCCGGCCCGGAAGCCTCTGGAAAAATTCCAGCGGTTTTCCGGTCACCCTGGCGGCCAGCAGTTCGCAGTAACCCATTTCCATTTCGATGGTGGCAGGGTTCAGCCCAGGGGATTTTTTGGCCAGGATCTTTCCGATGTTCTCCAGCGTTCCCGCCGTCACATCCTCCAGCCCGGACAGATCCAGCTCGGTATATTCCTGGCCCTCAAACTGATAGGGCCGGCGGAATTTCAGGATCAGGCTCTCCTCCTGGTCCTCCGCCTCCAGGGCGGCGTTGTTCTTGATTTCGTCCATTTAGCACATCTCCTTGTATGCAGCCAGCAGATCCACTCCGTTGACCCTATATGTGGGGTTCATTTTGTCCAGCTCCACGACGCTTTCCCCGTCTACCTCAATCAAGATGTTAAGGATGTTCAGGGTCACGCCGCTGTCCATGGTGCTGGCCCGTTTCAGCTTGCCGCCGGTCAGCTTTGCCGCCCGGCCACCCACCACAATGCGGATTGCCTTTGGTACAATGTTTCCAGCGCTGTCGATCTCCTGAATAGCGCCCCGGATCGTCAGTTGGACCGCCTTGGTCTGGTCCATCATATTGGTGGCCTCTTTGTCCAGGGTGCGGAAAGGGATCTCCAGCTGCATATTTCCGAAATGGCCGATGGTGGGATCGTCGATCTCACCCAGGATCCCGGCGCCGCTCACCGTTTCGCTGGTGGCCTCAAAGTCCGGCAGGGTCAATTCATCCCCCACGCCCAGCAGCTTTTCTCCCTCGTTGTACACATTGTAGTTGTTTACCTTGGTCGGAATCTGTTGCTGCTTTTCCGCCTCGCGTCCCCCCCCCCCCCCCCCGCGGCGCCCCCCGCGGGCGGGGGGGGGGGTGTCGTACTCGCGGATGTTCACAATCTTCTCCGCGGGGATGTATGGCGCCAGGTAGGTGTGGGTTGTCAGCTTGCCGTCCAGCAGGTCGGTGATCGGGTTTTCGTCCTCCTTGAACTCCAGCCGATACCCGGCGCAGTAGTCGCGGGCCACATACCCGTTGCCAATAATGTTCTGGCTGTCCACGATGGACTGGATCAACCTCTTATTTCCCGGCTTGTCTACTTTCTGGAAGTAGGTCAGGATGAAGTTGTTTCCATCCCAGTCAAAAAACCGCCGCACCGCCAGCCAGCGGTCTTTCGGATCCGTGGTGGAGGGATAGGCTGCCGTGTTGTTGCCCCACAGTTTGAAACCGTTGGCATTGATAGCCGTGATCACGCCCTGGCCGTTCAGGAGGTTGGCCTGCTCCTGATCCAGCGCCACCTCGGTGCCGTCATCCAGCACAGTGGCGGTGATTTTCAGGTCCTTATTGGAGGGGCTTTCATGAGGTACATCCCCGTTGGCTGCGTCGGTGGCCGCCGTTTCCGCCGCCGCCATAGCGGACAGGCAATAGATCTTTTCGCCCACCGCCCCCTTGGGCCAGAATACCGCCGCGTGGCTGGAGCTTGCGCCCAGCTTTTCCTTGGCAGTCTTTACAGCGGTGTACACCGTGGCGCCTGTGCTGTCTGCCGCAATGTCCAGATAGGTGTTGCAATCGAAATTCCCGTTGACTTTTGTGGTCTTGGCCTGGAGGGCCGCGGCTACCACGGGATCGTGGGACCATCCGGGGGCCAGCAGCAGGCCAGGGGTCAGGCCCAGTTTGGGGTAAATCTGGCGCACCAGCTCCAGGCCCGTTTCCTTTCCGGTTTCTGCGTCCACGCCGCCCACAATATCCTCCTTGGTCGCGCCTGCGGGGTTCAGGCTGGTGGAGGACACCATCAGGCTTTCCGCCTCCTTTGCGGTTTCGGAGATCAGCGTGATCACCACATTCCCGTCATCGTCGTGGTCCGCTGTGTAGTCCACATCCGCCTCCAGCGGGGAACTGTCTTTCTTGACCACCATCGTGTGGAGGAGGACATAGGGCTTTTTATAAACCGCCTGTCCGTTGGTCACCGTGCAGCTCTCCTCGCTGTTGCTCTTGGTGTGCTTGGAATTGCCGGGATCCAGCACATTCACCAAAACAATGGGGGCGTTATTGAACACCCGGAAATTGGCGTCAATGCTCTGGCAAAGGGTGAAGTTTTTGAAATCGTCGGAATAGCCCACAGCGGCCTGGCACTCCGCAAAGCTGTAACACAGCTTCGGGGTGTTGGCCGCTTTGGTCGGATCGTCCGCCAGGTGAACGGGCGCCGTGCCGAAAATCACCTGGAGGGCGGCGCTGCTTCGGATCGGCGTGGTCAGGCTCGTGGCCTGCTCCTGGTTGTACACGCCATGCTGATAGGTTGCCATGTTGCTTTACCTCCTGTTAATTTCGTTTCTGTGCCTTTCGGTACAGGGCATAAATGGGGCCGGTTTTCTCCCGCAGCTGGCGCATGGCCTCCGGCAGTTGGTCCAGCGGTACGATCAGGCCGCCCAGCACCGGGGTTTGCTTTCGCGCCGCCGCCAGGGCCTCCGGTATGCCGCCCCGGTAGGATGTGAATTGCTTGGCCACTCCGGGGATAGTGGGGCCGCAGTACACCAGCGTGCCGGCCTCCGCCGCCGGTTTGGTCTGTTTCTTTGCTGTCATGCTTCTGGCACCTCCTTGTGGACCGCCGGCGCCTGGATCCGCAGGGACATGGCCGTGAAATAGTACGGGTGCGTGTCCTCCTCCTGGGTGGTCCATTCCATAGGGTAAAGGACCTCCCAGCGGTTGCCGATCACGGCGTAGGCGGAATAGTGATGGTAAATTTTGTTGATGATGTGCAGGGCGTCCCGGTAGCCTTGGCGCCCCGGATCGGGGTCGTAGACACAGGCCACCAGCACCGCGTCAATGATCTGCGGGTCATCGTCGCTCTCGGTCTTTCCGCCCCGGAGGCGCACCACCACATACGGCTCCGGCGGTGCTTCCTTGTCCTGGGCTTCATCGTCGCTTTCCCGGATCGGCACATCCTGGGGGTAGATCTGGATCTCCCGCTCGACGCCCAGGGAACTTTTCAGCCTCTCATGGGCGAAAAGCTCCTTTAGGTCCGCCACCATGGCGTCCTGCAAAAATTCTTGGGTCACATGCTTGCGCCTCCTTGACTTTTTACCGTTTCTTTCTTATAATTACGGATGTGTTAATGTTCAGAAAAGTGTGGTAATAATCAGCACAAAAGGAGAAATAAAAAATGAAAAAGAAAAGAACTCTTGCACTTTTGCTTTCTCTTGCCCTCTCCGTTTCCCTCTGCGCCTGCACGGTCACACCTCCAGAGGAGGGGGGTGGCGGCTCTGCCGTTGATAGTGATACCAGCTCCTCCTCTTCGGCAGAAACGCCCGATCCCACGCCCTCTACAATTTCCTTTGAACAGGAATTTTCCAGCGGCAACTACACCGCCGGTATTGATTTCCCCGCCGGGAAATATGACATCGTGGCGGTCAGCGGCGGCGGGAATGTCAGTTCCAGCAATGCCTTTGACGGTGGGATCAACGCAGTCATGGGAACAGAGGACAAAAACGAACTCATGGATATGTACGAACAGGAGTACAGCAATATTGACCTGCCCGACGGCACCACGCTTACCATCTCCGGTGTGACTGTCCGCCTCACTTCCGACGCAGCCAGCGGTGATCCGCTCACGCCCCGCAATCAGGAGATCACCGAAACGGTGGATCTTGGAAACGGAAACTTTGTTGCCGGAGAAGATTTCCCTGCCGGGGTTTACAACATCGTGGCGGTTAGCGGTGCCGGAAATGTGTCCTCCGATAACATGTACAGCGGCGGCCTCAATGCTATGATGGGCACAGAGGAGGAAAATCAGCTCATGGACATGTGCGAACAGGAATATAAAAATATTGACCTGCCCGACGGCACCACGCTTACCATTTCCGGTGTCCAGATCCAGCTTGTCCCCAGCGTTTGAGGTTTGGCTTTTACCCTGCGGCCCCCTA